GACCACGAAGAAGAAGGAGGTAGTAAAATAAACATTGATGATTTATATGATAAACGCCAGAAACGCGATTTGAAACAATTATCCATATTCAATAAAATTTTAAAGCGAATTCATAAACGCATTAACCATACAGCAAAAAGTAAAAATATACAGGAAAATAGTATATGGTTTGCTGTTCCGGAATACTTGGTTGGAGAACCAATCTATGATAAAGGCGATTGTATTGGATATGTCGTTTCCCAATTAGAAAAGAATGGTTTTTTTGTAAAATACGTACACCCCAATACATTATTCGTGTCTTGGCATAACTGGGTGCCGTCGTATGTCCGCACCGAAATTAAAAAGCGGTTGGGTGTCGTTTTAGACGAGAAGGGTAATGTAATTGATAAATTGGATGAAGCCGACACCAATAATCCGAATAATAGTATTCTGAATCAACAAGAAACCGGTGATAATAAAATTATTAAAAATGGTAAAGAGTATTCGTCCATTAAGGATTATAAACCTACTGGTAATTTGGTATACGGCGAAGATATGATGAATAAATTGGAAAAGAAGATTAATTTTAGACCTTGATTTTAGACCTTGAACTATAATAATCAATTGGTTTTACAACTGATTATTAAGTATGTTTTCGCTTTGTTTTCGTTTTTATTTTTGTTTTTGGTTTTGTTTTTACTTGCTTCTTTTTTATTGTTTTATTTTTTATTGTTTTCGTTTTTACTTGCTTCTTTTTCTTTGTTTTATTTTTTATTGTTTTCGTTTTTACTTGCTTCTTTCGCCCGCCACTTGTTGTTCCCAACTTTGTTTTTAACTCTTCCAATGTTCCTTTTAACTTTGTCAATGTGACTTTTAACGCATCCAAATCTACTGCTGATTCTACTGCTGCTGCTGCTGCTGCTGCTGATTCTACTGCTGCTGCTGCTGCTGTTACCTCAGCTGTAGCATTCTTTCCCGCTTCTTTGTTCGCCTTTTCTGCAGCATTTTTCGCAGCATTTTTCGCCTTCTCAGTCGCCTCCTTAGTCGCCACCCCTTTCGCCTCCTCAGTCGCCTTTTCCGCAGCCGCCTTTTCCGCAGCCTCTATCGCCGCCTCTATCGCATTAATCGCCTCATCCACCTCAGTTATTCCCAATTTATCATTTTTTAGACTCTCCATATATTTAATAAATTTAGCATAATACTCAATACTTGGGTTATCAAAACCACCCTCTATTGCGTCCCTAAACTTTACTCCCAAATCTGCAATAAGCTTGCTTGTTAGATCTTGTGAAAAATCAGATTCTGCAACTTCTTCGGAGAATTTGTTGAGTTTGGTATTGAACGCATCAATTAACGTCAATTCCATTTTATCCATTAAATTGGTTTGCGCTTTTTTCAACGCTATATCGGTAATATTGCCAAGGTCCGTTTCAAATCCATCCAATTTAGCATTTAACGAATCACGAATCATTTCACATATTCGTCCATTAATCTCGTCAATTTTGCCTTGGGCTATATTTTCACCCGTTAATGTAAATGTATGTGTTGTTGCCATTTTTTATATCTTTATACTAACATAGGAAGATATAAAATTGAATGCGTTTAAATATATTTTAATATATATTAAATACTATATCTATGGACTATCAAATCCAACAATCCCCCGAATTAAATAAAAAACGAGAAAAATCAGCTAAAACACAGAAACGCAAGACCAATTTATCAAGTTCCCATAAATCGCGTTTATGGGATATCTACGATGTAGACCAAAAACTGAATATATCGGAAGATGATAAAATGGAATGTTTATACGAGAATGAGTCCAAAATGACAGAACAAGGATTATGCGCGTTATGTAATACGGTTCTAAAAATATCAGAAGAAGGATTTCCAACGTGTTCAAGCGAGGCGTGTGGAATTATATACACACACGAATTGGATTTTTCACCAGAATGGCGGTTTTATGGCGCGGATGACCGTAATGCGAAGGACCCAGCTCGTTGTGGTAATCCAATAAATCCACTATTGAAAGAATCATCCTTTGGATGTAAGGTATTATGTTCTAATAATTCGAGTTACGAGATGCGTCGTATAAGGAAATGGACGGAATGGCAGTCAATGCCACATAGAGAAAAATCATTATATTCCGAGTTTCAATTTATTACGGTTATGGCTCAAAATGCAGGTATACCCAAAATATTCATAGATAAAGCAATGGCGATACATAAAGATATATCGGAACAAAAGATGTTTAGGGGATTGAATCGTGATGGTATCAAGTCGGCGTCAATATATATAAGTTGTCGCCTAAATGGTTGTCCTCGCACAGCGCACGAAATAGCAGAAATTTTCAAATTGGATAAAACGAGTGCAACAACGGGTTGCTCAATGGCCGTTAATATATTAGCGAATATAGAACGAGGTTATGAAACATCCCAACAAACTGAATTACTGACGACAACACCGTCAAATTTCATGGAACGATTCTGTAGTCACTTGAATATCAACGCCGAATTAACCCTACTATCCAAGTTTGTAGCAAAAAAGGTGGAGTCAAAAAATATAATAAGTGATAAGTCGCCCCACTCAATAGCAGCAGGTATAATATACTTCATCGCACAGAATTGTAATTTAGATGTGAGTAAGACGGATATCAAAGTGGTATGTGGTGTAAGTGAAGTGACGACGAATAAATGTTTCAAGAAATTGGAAGAATTAAAAAGTGAATTACTCCCGAGTGTTATAATCAATAAATACAATCGTTAAATATACCTAAAAACCCAACAACAATAATAATATAAGTAAATAATATACTTATATTATGTCACCCCAAATTATTTTTTTGGTTCCTTACAGAGATAGAAAGGAGCATCAAGAAATATTCGCGAAACATATGGAAAATGTGCTGGTAGATTTAGATGATTATAAAATAATATATATACATCAAATGGATACACGTAGTTTTAATCGCGGTGCAATGAAAAACATAGGATTCTTATATGTAAAGGAACAATACCCAGAAACATATAAGGAAATAACTCTGGTATTCAATGATGTAGATACAATGCCAAAAACCAAAGACACAATCAATTATGATACTATAAAAGGAACGATAAAACACCACTATGGATTTTCGTTTACCCTGGGTGGTATTCTATCAATAAAAGCAGGTGATTTCGAATTAATAAATGGTTTTCCGAATTTCTGGGCTTGGGGATATGAAGACAATACCCTACAACAGCGAGCGATAAAACATAACATCAATATAGAACGTAGTAATATGTTTGAAATAGGAAGTAAAGATATAATACATCTGAAAGATAATATAATAAAAACGGTGAATAAAGAAGAATTTGAAATGTATAGAAAACAATCAAACGAAGGTTATAAAAACATAGTAGATTTGAATTATTATTATAACGAGTCCCTTGATTTTTTAAACGTTACACAATTTAACACGGGTCGTGAAGAGAACCTCAAGTATTCAAAACCCCATAATATAACAAAGGGGAATAAACCATTTCAAAAACGAAACCCACAGATGAATATGATATTTAGTTGATTTTACCTAGGTCAATGGAAATGTTTCCATTATCTTATATGTTAAACCTATACTGTTATTATCTTCCCAAACACCCGAAATTTTCAATACAATTTTACCGTTTATATCAATATTATTAGCATATGGATAGTTATCGCGATATACTTTAATAAACATTGTTTCAAATTGTTCCTTTAATAAATACTTGCTTTGTTTAGTATTTCCATTAATATGCTTGAAATATTTTAAAATATAATATTCAAGGTCGGATATTTTTTTAATAATATTGGTATTATTTTTTGAATCTTTCATAATTATCCTACTGTATGATTTATCATGTGTATATTCATTCAGAGAAATATTCATATATATACCATTCATAACAAGATTTTCATCAGAATATATAATTTTAGTAAATTTACCGTCCAATATAATATTCTTTCTGGTTTCTAAAAAAAAGACATTATCAATTACTATATCATTTGTGTTGAATACCAATAACATTTTCTATAATTAATAATGGCAATATGTTTATTACCTTTATATAAAAAAGTTAATAAATAATACAGGTTTAGTGTGAACGGTCTATATACATATTTTATAATAGTTATTCATCTAATATTACTTTAGTTATTTTATATATATCTATAAAATATAGTATGAGTGTCCTAATAAATGAAACACCAATAGTAAATTGGAAACATAATGATAATACATTCACACAAATAAGTAGTGGAATAAAATATAATAACCCAACAAGTACTACAGATAAATCAGCATATTTCCGAGCATTACCCTTAAAAATTTATCGTAGAGAAATAGTAACAGATACAGCAGTTTCAAATCCACGTACATCTGGACGCATATTTGACTTTGACCGTCCCGGAGGGATTATAACCACTGATACGAATGAGTGTATAGGTATTAAAAGTACGCAAATAATCAATACTTCGGTAGATAAGGGGTGTGACGATAACTGTAGTGTATTTCTTTCTGCGGAAGATAATGCGCGTAGACGTGTAAGAAGTAGCGGAATGATTCGTAAAAAATATAATGCCAATACTACCGCTCCTGCATATTTTACAGATACAAAGCAATACCTAGAAAGTCGTAGTCTTTCGTATAAATCCAATAGTAATTTCCACGTTTATAGTGGTGATGTAACTTCTTCTGCTGGTTCTTCGGGTGCTTCTCAAAATATATATACATCTAGTTCGGGACAAAATTGTAAAAAAGAAAATCTATCAACCGAAGGGTCATTTAAATATATTTGGTTTGATGATACGAGTTATAATGTAGTTATACCCGCAGGAGAATATGACGTGAATGATTTAAATAATATTTTACATACAACAATGACAAATAATTACCATTATTTTATAGAAGAACCTACAAAACGAAAAATATTCCCAATATCTCTCAAATATACTCAGGAAGATGGATATATGGTTGTAGAAGCAATTGGATATAATAAATCAAGTATAACAAATTACACAGGACCAATTGACCCAAACAAACTAGAAAATCCACCACTATGGCTTAATGAGATACCGGATGCTCCTTCTACGAAAAACGTTCAATTATGGTTTGATAACACAAATTCTACCGAGTTATATTCAAAGATGGGTTCTGTCATTGTAACACACAAACTACCCGCGATTAATACTATAGGTTTGGGAATAACCCCGGAAGCATTTAACACCAAGACCACCTTTTATCCTAAAAGAAAAATAGTATATTATAAACCAAGTAATCACGGTTTTGCAACACAGGGTGCCGTATCATCTAGTGATTTAATCGCTCGTCGCAAGTATAATACAATTAATACAGTGGCTGGTTCAATGAGGAGTGCCTACGGGGACCATACCGCGAGTGCCGTTGCTTACGGTGTTCCTTCATATGGATATACCAAAAAGGACAAAATTGGGTATCCAATGAAAAAAACCCCAACGTTTTCAAAATATTCAGATATTATGAAAAAATGTTCAGTAAGGACATTTGCGAATGCTATATAATAATTGTATCCTTTGGTGGTGACGAAGAATATTTTAAGAATGAATTTATAGATGGAGATGTAGATGCGTTTACTTCTACATTATGCTTTTCACACCATTTAACCGAGTGTAACACATTGGTTTTAACCATGCTATCTAGTTTATCTTGTTTTGTATTGTTTATAATCATCGTTAATGTAGTTTGTATTGTTTCCATTTGCTGTTGTCCTGAAATTGCATTGTATTCTTCCAATTTATTTTTGAAATGGTTGGAAATATTTGTTTTTAAGAAACGATGAATATTATGCTCCGTGTCAATAACTTTACAGAGAGTATCTTTCAATACAGGGAAAAAATCACTACAATCATTAAATAAGAAATTCTTACATACCACATACTTTTCCGAATTGGCATAACGACTGGTTTGTGGTTTGGTAATATAGACGTTTTTATAAAACGCAGATAATATATATAATAGATCAACAGTGTGTTCCATATAACAATCGAAAATTTTTAAAACAAAACTACCCCCTTGTTTCTGCATACATAGAGCATAACAAATCTGTCCATATAATAATTTTGTAATATTAAGTTCCTGATTATTAAAATTACTAGAGAAATCAAAACCTCCATCTGCAGTAATTATATCGAAAGATGATTTATATTTATCACAACAATATTGAAAATTATCAACCGATAATATATTTCCAGTTTTATCTGCACCATTCTCAATGAAAACATTTTTATTTTCATTTAAAAATTTCTGACTTTTTTTCCAAGCAGGAATATTATAATCATCTTTATCGTCAAGAATAGTCATACCAATATAAGTATCAGATACATTATCCCTCATATGTGAAAGTGCCTCAATAAATCCACCAGGACCTTCTGCCAAATGAAAACTTTTTATAGGTATATTGGTTAAAATCTTACTACTCTTACTTTCGAATGTATTACAAGTAGAATAATGACATAGATTAAAAAATGAAACTATCTCTAGCATCTTATAATAAGAACGCGACAATGGTTTAATTTTAGATACAGGTTTATTACTACCTGGTATATTTGTATTTATAAATTCATATGGGTTAGTATATTTCTTATAATTATCCCATGCGTCACCATGGTTATCTATTCTATTTTTAATTTCATATAAGTAATTACATAAAGATGTGGATATATTCGGTTTAGTTTGTTCAGAACTCGTAATACAATTAATATGTCTATATAGTATTATATGTGTATTAGGTAACAATATATATAACATTATTTTATAAGGTCGTTATATATATTGTGGTGGTTTTTTTATATTCATTTTTTTATGTCTTCATTATACAAGTGAATGTGCTTAATAAATATGAATCGTTAATATTGGTTACCTTCATTAGTTACCTTCATTAGTTATTTTCATTAGTTACCTTCATTAGTTATTTTCATTGGTTACCTTCATTAGTTACCTTCGTTAGTTATTTTCACCTTTTTTGGACGTTTAATCTTTATAATAATACTTCCGGGTTTGCTTTTTATATCGATTTCCTCTGCTGTTTTATGTGTTACATTTTTATAGATATTAGAAACATCCGCATTCCTCACCTTACTAAATACAAAATAACGATTCATAAAAGAAATTTGTTTCTCATCTTCGGTCATTAAATGTGCACTCCTATAATTCGACCGCTTATAAGAAGAATTAAGGGTTTCTCTATTCATGCTATTGAATAATTCACTGAACAACCCAGAACTATCAGGTAACCCTTTCTGGTTTGCTTCTTCCTTTGACAATAGTACAAACCCATAATCCTCCATAATTCGTGTAAAATAATTAAAATTTACCAAATATTCACGGAATGTTTTTCCTATTGTATCTTGATATACATTTATCTTATATCCTAAACTGGTATCATCATCCTGAAATCCCGTTTGGTTATACATCTTCGTGAGTTCGAATCTTTTTTCTTGTCCATTCATAATTATAATAGAATCGCCCTCATTCTTACCTTTCAATTTATTAAATACCGTTTCGCCATCATAGCAAGTGCCTATAAAGTATCCATTGAGACGAGTGCATTCCGCAAGATTACGAACAAATCTATGAATAGTTGCTCTATTTTCGAAGAAATAATGTAAGGCAAATTGACAAGAACTTATATGAAATCCATCGCTAACGACACCGTAGTGTTTATATACACCCGCTCCCAATAGTGTGGCATCCTTGGGACCCTTACCGAATATCGCTTTTGTAATTTCCTTTTCTTTATCAGAAAGTAATGCATCACCAGAACGAATCAACTCCCCACTATTTCCATTTACAAAGAGTGCGTCCGGCATTACTTTATGCGTCTTACGGTATTTCAAATATCTGGCACACGCACCATCCATTCTATTCTGAATATTATCCTTGGAAATGTCTATTCCAAATACAAACCCGAGGTTCGAATAAATCCATTTTGGTAAATCGCCCCCCTTACCAACAGCATAATCAATTAGTGTATCATTCCGATTTGATACAGAACGAATCAACTTATTTTTAACATATAAATTATGGAAATCTCTCATAGATTTTGTCCTTTTATCATTCACATCGCGGCGATTATAATAAACCCCTTCATTTGCTTCACCATTTTCTTCTTCACCGAATTCTTCTATATAATCGGGTATATTATTACCTGATGAAATCATCTCCGGACCTATCGGTTGATGTATTGATTGCCAGTTACTATTAGCTACATGGTATGCATTTCCGTAATTCCGCTGACCACTCCTGAGTTCAGTTGTTTTATCATATCGGACCCTTAGTGGTGTCCATTTCCATCCATCACTCTTTGTAATATCATAGCTAAATTCTACAATCATATCTTCTTCAAAATACTCTCCTTCCTCAGTGAACATCAATAAATCGTTAGAACCATCGCTTTTCAAAATGATATTACAATAACAAGCATTGGTGTCATATGGATTTGTTGGTTGAAACGGAACTGCCTTATATCCATCATCTTTATCCACATCATTTGCGTTTGGTAGTCGGTTTTGTATCATATCCTCACAAGGGTTTATAAAACCGTGTATATTCTCATCATAACCACATCGTAATACAAGTGTTTTATATTGTGTTAATATTCCATTAGTTTCTGTATTTGTTCCATCTTGAAATATATTATGTATATTATCCTTGCCCGTTTTATCCTTTTTTATAGTTACAAGAAAATCAATTGTATTATATTGGGAAGGTTTCCATTTAAATGAATGCGACCAAGTTGATTTTGCAATGGGACCCGGATTTCCTATTTCAGAACTTCCTACAGCAAGTCTAGCAGGTGTAAATATAAGTCCGTCTGTATTATACTCATATAATCCATCACCTATATCGCCCAATATTTTCGAACAACAATTGAAAATGCTTGTTGTATTTGATGTAGCATAGAATTTTTTACAGGTGATTGAGATGTCACAAGACCTATTTTTTACAACCGAAATAGGGTTTAATTCTGATATCAGTTTCTTTAGTAATTGAATCCTATAGACCTTTGGTTTTTTATTACCGTCATCTTCGTCAATTGATGTAGGAACGGGGTAAAATTCTAAGGCACGTGTGCTCTTTTTATTTATACAGTATATATCGAAACCAGCATATAGATTTACAGCAGTGTCGTGCTTGTCTTGTTTTATATGTTCTCCATCAATTATACTATTAAATAATTCTTTGACTTTCGTAGTAGAACCAGTAAATATTATAGATAAATTCGTATTTATTAGATATATTTTACCTTCACTATTCACAAACATCAAACACCTATCACCATCTGCCTTATCGGTTACAGTATAGTCATTTCTTATATTTGGTGTATTTATGTCTTCACTTGGTTCCATTATATTTGGAATCTGTAGTGTATATGACGATGGACCAGTAAAGTCACGAGGTCGCATCTTCCTAGGTTGATAATCATCACCGTGTAATAATTTCATATATTCTTGTTGAACATTAAACTGTTCTGGATATGAAATTGGATAATTTGTTCCTTGTAACCCACTCATTATAATTCTTGTGAATTTACGAATGACGTCGGTAATACTTTTAATATCATTATATTCAGTTCCAATCCCTATACGGTTATTATCCAATTCCATTTCAATCTCATATGCTTCTGGGTTATCGAATAAATTCGCATCCTGAACCGTATATTTTTTTATGGTTATACCATTTGAAGTCGACGATTTTTGAACGATACTTATATCAGCAAATACTGGTAAATCGTCGTGCGACATTCGGATACGGTTCATATAGCGAAATGTTTTTTTAGTATCATTCCATTTACTTATTATACTACGTATTAATGGAGAACGAGCAGTATACACTTGTTCCAGTTGATAAGCAACACGCATATTGAAATCTTCAAAGTCCGCATATTTCAAATATGTTCCGTCATCCAACTGCACGTCAGATTTCTGGTTAAATATAATTTTATCATATGTGGTTGATGGTAAGTCTAGTAAACTCTGTATACTATTCGTTTTACAATACTCTTGTATCAGGTCGATTCCATTTATCTCTGCACGGATATTAGACATTCGCCTCTTACCATTATCAGTACGTTCGTGAAATATACGTAAACTATGTGAACCGTCAATATTGCTGCATTTGAACCCAGAAGCATATAGTTTCTTAACAACATTATCATAATCTATTTTTGTGAATTGTTTATGCTTACGACGATTGGTTCCAAATCTAACCTCTACCTCATTGACTTTACCATCTGCTCGTGCAATAGGATTACTCGCTAAATAGTTTTTGATTATTAGGTCCATCTGCTCTTTTGGTGATGAGTTATTTGATTTATCCATTATAAGTAATATATATTATATATATTATTTATATTTATTATTCAATTTTTACCAAATACACTTTCTAGAAATGAGTCCGTATAATTCTGTCTTCGTTGTTTTTGGTTCTATCTCTATATTAACCTTATCAGCTAATACTTTCAGTTCGTCTGTTTTAAAGTTTGAAATCGCTTTTAATGGTTTTTGGTGATTGAATAATAATATACAATCTTTTTCAATTTGAGCGATCTTAGCATGGTTCGTATTCAAATCAACGCCGTATGTTTTATCATTTATCTTTCTGATTAAAATCGTTTTATCATAATTTTCATCACTACTTGATATGTCCATATATAACCGGTCTTCTTTAATGATAAGAATTCGCATCTTATAATATAGAGCGAAAGCAGGTAATGCGTTTAAACTTACCTTATCATTGACCATAATTTCGGATATAATTTCTTGACTCCGGTCCTTAGTCATTTTCTGGTTAATATTTTTTAACATATTGGGTGCTTTTTTGAAATGTTCGGAAATTCTTTGTTTTTCTTCCATTCCAGCATTTCCTGCTCTATGCTTTAGACTATTGTACTTTTCAAGACCATAATGACCAATATAACAGCACCAAAATAAATGGTCTCTACTTTCAGGAACTATAGACTCATCTGCTATATCTGTTAATTCTGTTAATTCTACTTTTTCATTAACTATGGTGTTTTCAGTATCTTCGCGATATCCCGACCTATATGTATTATATTTATCTACTGTATACATAATATTTTTTATTTCACATATGCGTTCTGTGGTAATAGAATCACCAACGAATATATCGTGTATGATAGTCATTCTCTTAATATAATAAATAGAACGCTTTAAGTATTTAAGTGTTTTATATTTTTTCATAAATATTTGTTATGACGTCGGGACTGATATGTTTTCGTGCGATGTGTTTATAATCATCTTGATTAATCGCAGGAAAAAATGTATCACACTCTGAAGTATCATTCAGTTCATTCAAATAAAGATATTTGAAATCTTTATGTTCCAGACACGCTTTATATAACATTGAACCGCCTATTATAAATATATTTTCCACTTCATCCCCGCGCGACATTAAGTCCGTTATAGCATCATCAAATGACGTATAGAATAATATAGATTTATCCGCATGATATGTAACTGTGGTGGAAATACATACATTTATCCTACCTCCGAGTGGGAACCTAGGAAGGCTATTCATAGTATTCCTTCCCATTAAAATTGCATTTTTTTTCTGTTTATCCATTGTAGTTTTTGTTATATGTTGAAAATATTTCAGGTCTTCAGGAAAATACCAAGGCATGGACCCTTTGTTTCCAATACCATTATATTTATTTATTCCTACTATCGCACTTATATTCATGCTATCAATACAATTATATAGATATATTGATAGTATTATTCTAAATTGTTGATAAATTATTGAAAAATTCGGTTTTAACATTATCTTTTTCTTGTTCTATTGTTTTCAAAACTTGATCTTGTTCATTCGTATAATCTAAGTATTTAACGATTTCATCTATTATATCCTGTTGACAATAAGTGAGATTAACATATACGCCACTTTTATTTTCGTTTAAAATCGCCTTATTACTATCTCTTAGAATTTTTAATATGTCTATTTGATGATTTTTATCCATTTTCTCGATATGTTCTTTCAGTTTTTTCAGTTCCTGAACACTTGTCATTTAATTACATACACGAAAAGGTTTTATATACATTTTATTATAATTGTCTATTTTGCAATCTTAAGTTTAATCTTCTTTTCCACGCGTTGAATGGTTTTTGAAGGTAAAGACGCAATTGCGCATATATATTCATCATCCAATTCGTATCTGACACCTATTATTTTAACAATTATATCGGTGTCTTCTTTTATACTATTGAAATAAGCATTTGTATTATGATGGTCTCGTGCAATAAATACGGTAAGTGGTGATACACCATCTTTATCTGTATGAACTGCGTGTATACCCGCTTTGGTTATTGTTTTGGTTTTACACTCGACTAACATACCTTCTACTGGGTTACATATCATACAATCAAATATAACCTGAAATTCTACATAATCCGCATTTACAATACCTGACGAATACGTCATCAAAGATATAGAACCTGGTTTAATAAAACCTTCGTCTATGCATTTTCCTTGATAAATATCAGAAACCCTTTCTTCTAAAATTTTTTTTATATTCTTCCCGATTTCTCTTATATTCAGATGTATCTTTTTCGTTAGTAATCCCTGTGTATAAACTCCAAAAATTTTCTGTTCTTGTTTGTCAGTCATTGTATCTATATAAGCTGTATATTTTATATAGATAAGTTAAATTAGAATCTTTCAATTTTACCAGTTTTTTATAGTAGACTTTTCTTTATATTTTCTAAAAAAGTCAAAACTTTCGATGTTTAAAAACGATACAGTATCATTATGTGTATCATTTCTATGTCTTACTAATATTTCTATCAGTGTAGGTAAAGCACCTGTAATAGATGCCTGATCATTACTACCTAAGAATGTAATTATAATATTACCATCTTCCTCTTTTTTACTGATATTAAGTATCTTATGTTCTTTATTATTCTTTGTTGCTATGCTCCTATATTTTATTTTAAGGTCTTTTGTAAATTCATTTATAAGTTGTTCGTTTTTATCAAACGTTCCACGCACAATGGAACCAACTTTATTCTTTGATACATCCTTTTCGCGAACTTTAAATTCTCGCACCTCTATTCCACGTTTAAATTTCGAATTAATCAAACCAAATGTATTATCTATAGGACGTTCTTTTAATGCCAATGATATTTCTAATGCTAATTCCTGATTCAACTCTTTTGCTATTACGATATCGATTTCATCATTACTCCATTTACCATCATTTTTCATTAAAAAAAGGGGTTTATTCGTTGTATCTGTACCATCGTTTTCAACAGATTTTAATATATATATATATTCCCTATCATTATCACCGTATAGTGTCCGTAAATCGAAATATTGCTTTACATATTTATTAAAATTATCATCTGTTGTTGTTATTATTTGTGAATATAAGTCCGAATTCAATAGTTTTATAATATCGTCAGAATTCAATGTATCTAACAAGTGATACACCGTATATTTTTGTAATACATTTTCATCTATTTTAACATCATTTAATAAGTGTTCTTTTATATATTTTAAGGCATCAAACCAATCACGTTTATCTCTATTTACGTGTTTCGTATCATTTTCAAATACATCTTCGTAACTCATCTTCATATTATTATAGATTGTATCACCATTGTTGATAATAGTTTCTGTTTGACTATGAGGAATAGGAATTGATAGTTTCGATGGAATATCTAAAACCTTCACAGAACGTTCGAATATAGAAGCATTTATATCGGTTATACCAAATGGTTGAAAATAGTAATAATCACCTTTACTTATTAATTTACCTTTACGTTTATATCTATCCATTAGTATTTCATTGTTATCTTCTAGTAGACTTAATATTGCCATATCAAATTGTTCGCGTGTGTATATCCCACGAACATTGATTATATTATATAAATCATCGTTTTTAAAATAGAATAATCCCATTGGTGCTCGTTCGAATTCAAGTCTGATTTGTCTTAATATATTTTGTATATTACCTTTTGCATGTTCTGTATTATATGTAACTGAATGTATTTTGTCATCTGATGGTTTTTTACCACTACAAGTTAATTCCGTACAGTTACCATAGTCACATATTGATGTAAAATCGAAATATGTATTATTTTTAATTTCGGTTGTATTTATTATAAAAGGGTCTCCTTCTGGGTCGGATGAACGTGTCATTTGTATTGTGGCATTATCGTCTATTTTCAATCTGGCGTTTAAATCGCTATAATTTCCAAATTCTAGAGCACAATCAATCGCTTCACTCTTTATTAATTTGGTTATTTCGCCGATAGATTTAGCTTTTTTCGATGAATGACGATATAAATATAGGTCCGCACTTTCTGTATCATTATCTGTTACCGTTGCGTGTAAAAATATTTCCACATTTCGTCTATTAAATGGTAAATCGAAGTGACTTTTATTACGAATCGCACGTCCAATAATCTGTTCTGTGCGACTTAAATTAAACCAAGGTTCCAGTATATGCACCTGTCTTAAGTTACGAAAATCTACCCCCTCTCCAGCAGCACGGGAAATTATCACAACTTTAATTTTCTCACCGTTTTTATTATTCACACTGTTTAGATTTTTTAAATCAGTAACGTTATCTGGTGAATAACGGTCGTCTCCTGTAAGCATTATATAATGAGGAGTATATGATTTGGATTCACCATTTTCTTCTTTTGTAGTAAATTTTTGTTCGTTATCTTTTACTATTTCATCTTCATGGAACAGATTTTTAACCGTCTTTCCAACACGGCGTTTGAATCCCATTGATTCCAATGCCAGAGCAACCGGAATAACACCTCCATCTATATATTGTGAGTATACCATAATAATACCTTCCGACTTTTTTATAGTTTCGCATATTTTACTTATTTTTGCACTATGATTCTTTAGGTTCTCCGCATCGAATATTCTATTTGAACTATCCAGGTATTTATAACTTGCTTTTGTTTTTTCACCGTCTATTGTTTTTTCCTCATATTTCATTATATTAGATAAACCCCGCTCACCCAACATCGAGTTGATTATTACTTTTTGTTCATCATTAGTCATTCCTATAACCATATCATCTATGCGTTCGGGTTTACCATATACTATATTTAATGCTTCCACCGGACGTTGTAACGCAGTATAACCAAACGAGGTTTGTCCTGACAATTCCGGGCGGACTATTTCCATTAATTTATCGTATGCTTTCTTCTGGACGGATTCGTCTCTAAGTTTTGTGTAACACACCGACATATTTTTCACTAATTCATATGAATTAGTTGGCATTTCCATTCCATTCATTTGTTTTGAAGGTTCTATGAACGATTCATTCTCTTCACACTTCAATCGTAGAGGAAAAGTATACGGGTTCTCCCCTTTAACATAAGAAATGTATCCTCTCAGTTTTTTTATAAGGAATTCTTTATCTTTTAATTTTCCATTAGAGTCGAATACATCACTTGTTTTTATTGTACCTCTGCCATCATTTAAATTCAGAATATTCGCTATCCAAATTATCTCTTTATTACTGTTATACATCGGCGTGCCAGATAGTAATAATAATTTCATGTTCTCTGAATATTTTGCTATGTCTTTCAATTGATTATATATATCACGATCTCCGGTATCATCTGTGTCTGTGATATCTCGTATATTATGCGCCTCATCAATAATTATAAGACGATCACTGAATTCCTCTTTTAATCTTCTAATTTTGAATTTTTTTTTTAGTGCCTCTAATTTATCACCAGTACCAGTACGTTTATATTCCGTGATTTCTTTTACCAAATTTCCGAATTTTGTATAACCGTAAAACGCATAATAAGATGATATGATTGTGTTTATGTTTATAATTACATCTTCTCGTTTCATATTCTTTATTTCGGTTGGATTTATCTCGTTCAACATCGAATTTCCCAAACAACCATCTATATTCCAATCTCCACTATTGGACTTCGTTAATTTGGACTCATCGAATAATTGTTTTTTGAAATTATCTTGAACGTTAGGTGATGCAACTATTATAATTTTTTTCCTTTTGGTATTTCCTGTTTGTTTAATATAATTTCGCATTTCCTCTGATATTCCTATTGCTGAACAAGTCTTACCCGTTCCAAGACCATGAAATAGGAATAATCCATTATAAGGAGTATATTGTGAGAGGAAGTTTTTAACGAATACTTGATGTGGACTCAGTATAAAATCTGATGACTTCATATCTTCCTGTATTTCATCCAATGTCTTTTTACTTTCATCACTATTTGTTGTTTTGGTATTGAACTCTATGTGTTCTAGTAACTTTGTGTTAAACTCGGGGTCGTCTAATTCTGGATATAAAAAGTTTTCTACATCTTTAATATCTGCGCTACTTGGTGTGTCATTATTTTTCAATTCATCATCATCTTCGCTACTGGATGACGTATCCTCGTTTTTATTTTGTTCTTCTTTTGTTATTTTTACATGTCGCATCAATATTTTTTTTCCTGGGTGTGCTCCGTTTATGTCTTCATTATCAGTATCAGTATCAGTATCAGTATCGTGTAAGTTTTCAACGCGTTTATTTTTCGTGTTATTTTCTTGCACGCTTCTGTGTCTACATTCTGTTAATAATGGTTCCCAGTCTTTATTAGTAAAATTTAATTTTCCAATGAATGTATCTGTAATATCTTGTTTTTTTCCATCTTCCGTTATATACTTTTTGTTTTTAACTCTACTGAGTCTATCCTTTAAAAATTCTATTGCTGGATGTTCTTCTTTCTGAAATTTATGAAATTTATCGACAGTGCCTTTTGTAAAAAAATCATTATTATATTCATTTTCCTTTTGTAGCATCCAAAATGCTTTTATAAAATAATGGTCATCGTATTTATATAAATGTTCAGCGTCTACTTTAACACCCCTTTCTTTACTAGGTGTGGATAATGAAAATTTAACACCACTTTTTTGATAAAAACCATTATGATTTATAAATATTTTATTACTATTCGTTAATGGACAAGTATTAGTATTACTGGGTTCGATGTGTACCTTTTGCTTTTTTACTACATTTGATAGAATGCCTTGTTTTTTTTCTATTGTTTCTTTTGGCATTTCCAGTAGTTTATTTACTTCATCATGGATAATTGTATTTTTATGAATATCAATTGGTTTAAAGAGGGTATTTTGTTTCTTTACGGTTTTCCTTTTATTATTCTCATTTTTTTTCATTTTTGGTTCAACTTTTCCGTATTGTGCTTCATATGCTAGATGCTTTTTTGTATTGAAATGATTGAACTCGCCCCTTCCTTTTAATTCGTATGTACTACCACAAGGACATTCTATACATTCCGGTTGTTTATCATAATCACATTTTTTTTTAGTTTTGGGTGACATTATTTTATATTATATTACGATATAATATACAAGATTATAACCTATAAAGCATTAATTTACTCAAACAAATATCAACCTTGTTTATGATGTCTTTTTTTTCTAAATTATAATCCCTGATATTGGATAAGCATTTATCTAACGACATCCATTCCATTTTACTCACTTCTGATTTCTGGTAACAATCAGTATCTTTTGTATCGGAAGGTTTCATATACATCAAAAAATACTTATGTTTATAAGACTTATAATTAGACCCAGTAAATATCTCCTCATATGGCATTATATTTATCATTGGTTCAATAATGTTTATATTATATCCAGTTTCTTCACAGAATTCGCGTAATGCGCATTCATAATCCTTCTCTTGGTAATTTCTTCGTCCTTTCGGGAATCCCCATTCAGGTTCTAACCATTTATCCTCTGTTTCTTTAATTAACTCTTTCAATGAGAAATCTAATCCCGGACCACCTTGTTTTAACGCATTAAACTTACATTTGGATGTGGTTTCTTCCATCTTATATTTATTATTATAACCTTCGTCACCCCATATATTTTTCCAGAGTTCGTCAAAACCATACTCCATAATACTATTCTTCTCATCATTCGTCATTTGTTTAAGCATGTTTATGATATATTCTTGGTCATTCAATTGATACTTTCCTCTCATAAAATCTATATAACCGAGTGTTTCTTTACGACGTATCATCAAATACTCAATTACACCTTTGTTACTACGGAATGCTATAACACCCAAACTTGTAATTGGTATTTTACAATTATGATACATATGACCTGTTTTCCCACAGTTATTACAATAATTACCACTATTCTTTTTACTCATTATGCGATATACCTCTATTAATATTATAAGATAGTTCTATATACTTTTCATATGAAATTTGATCCGGCAGTTTGGGGACCTCATTATTGGTTCTTCCTTCATACTATAGCACAAATATATCCCGAATCTCCAAATAAAGCAACTAAGCGAAAATATTATGATTTAATACAAAATTTTCCTATTTTTTTACCTATTGGAACAATGAGTAATAGATTTAGTGAATTGATTAATAAGTATCCTGTAACACCGTATCTGGATAGTCGCGAATCTCTTGTTAGATGGATACATTTTATACATAATAAAATAAATGTCACAATAGGAAAAGAGGAAATAACTCTTCTAGAAGCAGACGACCGTTATTTCGAACACTATAAAGCAGCGCCCATTATAATGATGGAGAAACTATGTATTAAAAAACATCATATTTACATTTCATTATCATTAATCTCTGTGTTATTGATTTATATTTACTCACACGATTCATAAAATCTGTATAGTTATATATAAACCTATATGCGTTTTGAAATAGTTATATTTCTCATAGTTGGGTTCATAATAGCAAATATGTACACCGATGGTAAGTATATTCAACTTATAATATCATGGAAAAAATACTTTCAAATGTTTGGTGTTGCATTTATCGGTTATATGTTATGTTGGTTATTTCGTAGAAATCCGGAACGTGCAAAAACTATGATTATCGCATCGAATGAATATCTCAAATACTTACCTGTTGATAAAGATACATCTAGTTTTATTTCTCCTATTTTAGACTTTACTAGTAAATATGATTTTAGTCGTGGTGGGAATAATAATTCGATGAATAATAATATTAATATGATGCAGGGGGGGTCCAGTGAAAAACGTATTATGAATTCGGGGAAACAAACGACAAAGCGGTCGGTTAGTGAAACGAAAAAGAAGTTTGTCGCAGCAAAACAAAATTGGCATTGTGGTAACTGCCAGAAACAGTTACCCGCTTGGTTTGAAGTAGACCATACCGTTCGTTTGGAACACGGTGGAAGTAATCACGTCGATAATTTAGTGGCGTTGTGTCGAGACTGTCACGGAGAAAAAACTGCTATGGAGAACCTTTAATTTTTAGTTGATTTACAAGTATACACCTTTGGAATTTTATAGTTCTAATATATATATATATATTATACCAATGAATAATACAAAGAATAAAACCAGTCCTATGGGTAATGTCAAATTATTTGGTTATTATATACAAAAAACGTTTGTAAGTAATCCTTTAAAATATATTGTTTTAATTTTTATAATTTTGTTCTTCTCGTTAATAATACATTTTATACCGGGTGGTGACGAATATACCTGGACGGATGCGAATGGTGATAAACATACAGAATTATATAACAAGGCATCATCCGCACAAACATTAAAAAATCAAGGTTCCTATTATGCTTCAATCGCTCTATTTATAATCTTATCATGTTTCTATATTTTTAAATTTGTAGCAAGCGAATATAAACGCATTGCATTTATGGGGTCTAGTATACTTGCTTCTCTCGTCATATTATACTATATATTAAAAAAAAGCGGTGTATATGAGACCAAATATGCTGAAAATACTATCTATATTTTACTAGCTTTGATTCCTGCTTTATTATTGTATCGGTCACTAAAGAGACATATTACAAATCTTGATGGATGGCCTGGTTTCATTTTAAATTTTATTCTATATATACCGTGTTTGGTAGACGATTTTATGGAGTATATGAAAGGTCAATTTGCGATAACCTCTAATATTACATATATATTACTAGGAATTGAAGCACTGTTGATAATCGGGTATATGGTATTACCCTCTCTATTATCATCACCAATCAAAGGTAGTGCTTTTCCTATAATGAACGAAGCCAATTTTTTAGACTCACGTAAAGGGTTTGTTGATAAACGACAAATTGATTTTACAATTATTAAAGATGTTTATGGTCATAACCCCGACCTTGATAAAGACCTCGTCAAAAAAAAAGCATTTGAAAGTGGTAAAAATACATTTACCCTATCTATGTGGGTTTACTTGAATCAGCAAGATGCGAGTATATCAGAACCGAGTATACCAGATTCGTGCAATTTAGAGTTCTTTTCTTATGGTGATCATCCAAGTGTTCATCCAAGCATAAGTTACACGGGTGTGGAGAATGGTAAAAATAAGTTGAAACTTAAACTAAATGGTGATAATAATTCATTTGAAGTAAATATTGAATCGCAAAAGTGGAATAATATTGTATTCAATTATAATGGAAATACTGTGGATATATTTATAAATGGCGATTTAGTTAAGTCTGATACTGTTAGTAATGGTTTAGATATAAAAGACACAGATGTTTTTATGTATGGAAGTAATGATGATTTGGATGGCGCAATCTGTAATATTAAGTATTATAAAAAACCCTTAACTAAATATCAAATTGTGAATATTTATAATGTATTAAACGGACAAAATCCACCAATTAATAATATAATGTAAAAATATAGAATGAGTAACACAACAATAATTTTAGGAACTGTTCTGGTTGTATTGATTATTTACATGTTATTTCAAAGTTACTTTGATGGAGAGCAGAAACTATTAAGTCAGGCGTACTTAAAGGATGCGGTGGATGTTGAAAAAGAGAATGTATCCAAACCAAATGCATCTAACTTTTCATATGGTATTTGGATTTATGTACAGCAATGGATAGCGCCTACGGGAGCTGGCGAAGGTCTTGAAAAATCATCAAGAATTTTCGCGCGAAAAGATGAACTCGGACTTTACTTGGGCCAAGATGCTACTTTGACAGTTCGCGTTGCTGATTATGCAAGTGGGGACGTCAATTCTGCCACTGCATCAGCGACCACCTACTCTGAGATAACACTAACTAATAATTTCCCAATACAAAAATGGGTTCATGTTGGATTAGTTGTTGATGGTAATAAGTTTGATGGTTATATTGATGGTAAAATGGTCAAATCTGTTGGGTTAGAATCAACTGGTATTACACCCAGTGCTCCTGACGGAACCGCCGAGAACAAAATTGAATTCGGTAAAGAAAACGCAATGAAAGATACATTAATGATAGCCGAACACAAACGTCGTACGTATCCTATGGACCCCAAAGGTATGTGGGACTTATATATGAAGGGTAATGGAGTAAATGGACTTACAAAAGCAGCAAGTAATATGAATGTAAATCTTTCTATTTTGAAAGATGGAGTTGAGAGTTCCAAAGTAGCACTATGGTAATGTATAACTTATATATTTATTTATCGTATATAAATATATAGAATGGATTTTAATAAACCAATTGGAGAACAATTATCTAATAATGAATCATTCTCAAACGTTCAGGAAAGGGCGAGTAGTATGGTGACTAATATGGGTGATAGTGTTTCAAATGCTAAGGAAGGATTGAATGATATGGTCAGTGAATATTCGTCCAGTAGTGTTGCTGACGTCGGATCTGCTTTTTTAGACACCAATAGTTTAGTAGCAAAATTTGTATTTTTAATAGTTGTCCTCATTGCCTTCTTTCTATTAATGAATTTAGGGATATATCTAATAAGTTGGTTTGCTACCACAGATAAGTCACCATATATTTTCAAGGGTAAATATGCTACAACTGTAAAAAAACAAATTCGACAGGACCCAAAGTTAGATGGCGGTAAACCTATATATAGGTCAAACAACGAGGATAAAGGAATTGAATTCACTTGGTCGTGTTGGTTGAAACTTGACCAAGTTCCGACATCAGAGACTGCAAATTTTGTATACCATATATACAACAAGGGTTCTCAACCTGAGGGTGATTCAAATGATGCTACCGCTGCCCGGAATGACGATACCAACCCCAATTACGCATTGAAAAATTGTCCGGGTCTTTATGTAACTGATGTGGGAGACTCCCGTAGTTTACAGTTGAACATTAAAATAGATTCAATCGGTAGTGTAGATGAACAGCCTATAATGATTCAGGATTTACCAATTAAACGTTGGTTTCATTTAGCAATCCGTCTACAAAACAAGATTATCGATGTTTATGTGAATGGAACCATTACTACACGTGTGCCATTTACAGGAATACCAGAACAAAATTATGGTGACGTTTTTATCGGTTATCACGGTTATAATGGAGGTATATCGAACCTGAGATATTTCGATAGTGCATTAAGTGTGTTCCAAATAAGTAATATTGTTATGTCCAGTCCAGATTTAAGTAACCCAGAGGAAAATCAAGAAATTGGTAGTGCCGACTATCTTTCTGGTTCTTGGTATACGAAACCTTCATATTAATAAGTATGATAAAATCATAATAATATACGTTTTGTATATATTATTATGTCCGAAACATTATGTGAATTATTAGCGAGAAGGCGCAAAATATTAAATAATCGTAAGGCACCTATACGTTTAGAAATTGAGAACCCGTATACAGATATAAACGGACAAACAAAAAAGGATGCTTCTGGTAATTCAATTACAACTCAACGAATATATGAACGTAGAAAGGCAGAAATTCTTCAATATAATAAAACCTCCACCGTTCAGGGAAAATTAACACGAGCACAGCAATATAAACAGACTATGGAAAATATTGGACGGACGAGTAACAGAATTGTGGAAAACGCAGATGGTTCATCAACTACTTTCGGTGTAGCAACGTGTCCTGGCGACCTTTATTTACCAACAACTAGTAGTGCGGCAGGAATTCCTGGACCATCATTTACCATACAGTATCGTCCAGAAGTGCCATTATACGGATATACTATGAACGCACAACAACTGGGAATTCCAAATATAGGTTCTCTAGATGCATGGGATTTTAATACAGGAACTAATATCCAATCACCATCCAGTTATTGGACAACGTTAGTGCGTATATTTCATAATATTGATAATATTGATAGTGAACAAGTTAATAAAGATTATCTATTCAATATGAATATTCCTATTGGATTATATGTTGCTGGTGATATTTCAGGGGAACTCGTTATAGATACATCATCAAATCATACATTTATTAGTAATATAGATGTTCAAATACTCGACCACACAGGGAACGTCCTTTCTACACCTACCATTTCTAACACATTTAATGATATTTCTATGAATTATGTTTTGGATAATTCTGGTAATTTTAATGCCCTTCGGTATATGGGTATCTTACCATTCGAGACAACATTAAGGATAGAACCACTTTCTTATTATGAAATACAACTTAAATTTGAAATTGAAAAACAAGATACAAATGAGTATTTAACTTATATGGGAGCAGAATCGTATGTATCATCTGTCTATATGAATCTAACGTCTAATAATATTGATTTTAAAACTAATATAAATAAAATAGGATTAGTGAGTGGTGGTTCCGTTTATAACACACTAACGCACACGGACTTTACAATAACCGGAACTGCACAAAACTAAATACTAATACTAGGTGGTAGTTTTTCATTGAATAATAAAATTTTTTTCAATATATCAACTTCTTCTATAATATTCATAAACTTTTTGTATAAAGAGTAAAACCACACACTATTATTAGTCAGGAAATTATTTGTGTTATTATCATTCACTGGTTTATCGGTCATTGACCGAGAAGAATATAAATCCACTTTCCCTGAAGGGAGGATTGAATTCTTCGTCGGTTTAAATTTTGTGATAGGTTCGTCTATATTTATCTTTTTACATATAGTATTTTTGTTAATTGGTTCGTATTTAAATTTTATAAAAGATTCGTATATATTTGGGTTTTTATAAACAACATTTTGATGAATTGTATTTGTGTTCGTGTTATTATTAAATTCACATAATATCCAATCATCATCCAAACAAACATTTATCTTTTTAAATTTGAACATAATCGAATTTTGTCGCAGCGCATACATTTGATAACTATGATTATACTTATCAAACATTTTATTTTGCCTAATATTTCTTTTACACCCTTGCTCTAATTTACTAAAGTTACACGTTGTTTGTCTGGTAACACATTTGTTATAAGATTTGGGTTCAAACAACTTTCGTGTGTGGGAAAAATATTACCTGACATGCACTTATCTGCATCTTGGACAGATGCGCAAGACCGTCTTTGGTTTTGGTCTCCTACTAAACACCAATTGGTTTTCTTGGCCGTTATTGCATTTTGTATACTGGTTTCACTTGAATCTGGTTCTGGTTCATATTTGGGTTCACCACCACTTGGGGATTCTATTTTTTCGGATATCTCGGTTTTATGGTCTCTTTTACTTGCGTCTATTAATATATTACCTACACTTTGGAGTGTATCTTCTGCTATATCTATTCCAGTTTTAGCAGTGTCTCCTATCACATCTGTTGTTGTGTTTAATGTTACCCCTGTTATGTAAGCAAAAGCTGATAAAAAACTTCCAATTAACTGACGAAGTATATCTCCTATATAATCTACTATACCACTCATAGATTGAATTAAATTTATACCGATTAACGAGAACGCCAGTAATATTACTAAAATTATAATAATAATGTTTTTAAATCCAAAAACTGATGATGGTATATCAGGTTTATTGAATTGGGGTAATTCTTGATTATTAACTTCATATTCTGTTAAAGTTGTTATTGTGCTCATTGTATAATATATTCATATACTTTTATTAGAATCTTTTCGTTTGGAGTGGTTAAATTTATTATATAAATATTTAAAATGCAATCTTTTAAATTCATTGAGACTTTCTTCTTTTTAAGTTTAGGTATTACTTTTGCTTTGATTATAACCCTGGTATATCATTTCAAAAAACGGATGGAAAATATGGAAACTAAATGCGATACAATGTTTGATATTGTTCAAAATTTAGCAAAGGAAGTATTGGACTTTAAACGAGCTGCTTATGTAGAACAACCTGGAGTTTCTAGTCCATTGGAACAAGTTGCATATGACACTTTAGACGATGTCGTTAATAATGGTATAAATAATAATCATTATGGTTCTGATGAAAACGATTCTGATGAAAACGATTCTGATGAAAACGATTCTGATGAAAACGATTCTGATGAA